ACCGATTCCATCCAAACATCGAGTGTCTTGGTTGGCTTGCCGCCTGCATCGCGTTTCATTGCTGAATGCGTTACATAAAGGATGTCCCACATGCCACCAAATTGGGAGATAACCTTTTTAGTTGTCATCTCCCACTTGGCGTAATCAGGTGGGCGAACCAGGTAAGTGGTTTCCGATCCATCAACATATTTAATTGTTATTTGCTGTTGCATTGTTTGCTCCCGTTTCTATTGTTTAGCTGAAGGTTTCTGTTACTGCGCCCTTTGATACTTTGAAAGTAAAGTCTACTGTCTGAGCATCTGTTCCAGCGCCACCAGCAGTAGGGAATTCAGGCATAATTGGGAATACGAACTGAGCGCCTGTTGCGGCTGTAAGAGTTACGCTGATGTCTGTATCTGGCGCTGTCTCGGCTGCTGTCCAGAGTGCTTCGCATACTGAGTTAGCCTTGCCCCAATCAGCAAGCATTGAAAGAGCGAATGTTCCTTCGATGTTTGTTGTTTTGTAGGCTTCGCCATCGAGAGTCTGATATGTCTCGCGAAGGTTTGTCTTTGTTAGAACTGCTGAAGTTGCTTGTGCCTCGATATCTGTTCCACCTGTGAAAGATAGAGAAATATCGCGCCCTGTGATTACTACGGTTGCCATATTATTTTCCTTTAGTTTGTTTGTGTATAGTAGGTAGAAACTCGGATATCGGCCACCAAAACATTGGAAGGGCCAACTTGAGTTACTGTTGGTTTTTCAACCGATCCGATTGTGTACCCAACTGGGATCACTTTCAGAACACTTATTACTAGCTGCTCGAGATTGTCGAGCGATGCCGGGTTGCTGTTATAGGCAACTGCGACAGAGATTACGAGATTAATTTTAGTGTGAAGTGTGGTCTTACCGATTGTCTCGAGTTCGAGATAGGGAGAATCTGGAACACACACTACGAACGGAACCATGGGTGCCTCGGGAACATAGGCATAGACATTGCCTGCGACATTAGCGAAGGCTGTGGCTAGTGGTTGACGAACTGTGTCCAGGATTGTTGAGGCTGGCATTTATTGCACCATTGAATCGGTGTCGATGTACGGCCCGAGAAGTCCTGACACTCGATTGAAGAGGCTACGGCCTAAGCGATATGGGCTGACAGTTGTGAAGTCTACGCCTTCGATCTGGCCGCCTGGAGCGATGCGAGATTGGAATACTTCTACTGATACTGCGAGAACTGCTGATTCGACCGCGCTTACGCCAACATAAGTGGCTGCGCCTGAAAGGGTTGCCTTGCCTGAAGGGATAACATTTCTGCCATCGATGTCTGCATTCGTGATTGATACTGTAAAGAATCCGTTGAAATCTCTATAAACGCCATCTACGAATACTCGAGAATTAGAGTTCATTACATAGGTGTCTATGTCGTAGTTGCTAGATTCCAAAATTGTGAAAGTGCCATTAAACGGGGAGCCGCATCCTGTGATGACTACGCTCTGACCCTCTGAGAAGTTGTTTTCGCCAAGAACTGTGTAGTAAGCAATATTGTCTTGCAATTCAACGCGTGAAATTGGTGAAGCGTATGTAACGAGCATCGGCAAGATAACTGCCTCTGCTGTATCAATTACATCTGTTAAATATGCGTCGTTATAAAGGGATGTAGAAACGCCAAGGATAGACCTTAGTTCTGCAACTGTAACGATTGAAGCCATCTCTACATCCTCTCTATTAAACGGCTGGGGGAGCCACCGGGAGCAGCAGCCCCCCCATGATTAGTTATTGGTTATGCAACCATGTAACGGTAAGCGCCTGCTGCGATCTTTGTAGCGATTGCTCCATAGCCGTAGTATCCAACTTGAACCTGACCTGTTGAGATGAGGTTAGTCTGGAGTGATAGGCGTGGAGACTCGTACCATGTGTAAGCATCTGGGTTAACGATAATCATTGAGTTATCGCCTGTACCTGAAAGGTTACGAGCTACGCGAAGGTTCAGACCGAGTAGGTTTCCACGAACTGCTGTTGCTGTAAGTGTTCCGCCTGCGTTCTGTGGGTTGATTGTCTGTTGGAAGATTGGGCGATTTGAAGAATCGACCAAGCCCATAAGAACGCCCCATTGTGCTGGAGATACTGCGATGTTTGTCGCAAATCCGAGTGTGTTCTCGTAAATTGAAACTGCTGCATCTGAAACGAAATCAGCGGCAAGAGCGCCAGTTGTTAGTGTGCGGTTTCCGCCATCAGTTCCACCAGCAATAAGTGCTGTTCCAACCGCTGTATCGGTTGCCTTTGCGTATGCGTATTCCATCTGGCGTACGAGTTCAGCGAAGAATGCTGGAGATGAACGATCTAGCAATTCAAGTGAGAATGTTTGCTGACCGATGAACTTCTTTACATCAACTGAAACGAAAGCAGCGTTCTGATCTGTTTCTGATGGTGTTCCGCCTTCAGATGCAACTGCAACTGTTGGAGCAACTGTGATCTTTGGGATCTCAAAAGTCATACCTGCATCTGGCAATGTGCCAGTTGATACTGAATCAATCAATGGGCGATCTGCGTTTGAGATGCCATTGATAACTTCAGTTAGTTGACGAGTTGGTACAAGACCAGCGTTGTCTGTTGTGTCTGCTGCTGCTGCAACATACATCTTTGATGTTTCGTTGCCTAGTGAGGCACGAACTGAATGCTCGAGATAAGAAGCCTTATCCACGATTGGGTTACGAACAGTTGTTGAAATATAAGGTGCTGTTGCAGCCTTAACTTCAACTCTTGCAGCCTCTACCGTTTCTGCGGCAGGAGCAACTTCTGGAACGGTAGTGTCTGACACTTGTTCTCCTTCTGTGGTTGGTTGTGGTGTTGCATCCTCAACATCTGTTGATGCTTTGGAATCTTCTGTGTCTACTGCCGCTACTTTCGCGACTTCTGCGCCCGGGATCGCGCCATCTGTTACGAGGCTAACCTCAATTAAATTAGATGCACTAATAGCCATTACGCCATCTTCGTTATCCCACTCTGCAACATCTACGCCAACGCTGAAATCTGAGCGAAGCCCTGTTGCTGCTTCTTCGAGTGCGTCATTGCCTGCTGTTGTCTTAGCGATCTTAAATTCTGCTGTGATGCCTTCTGCATCTGCTTCGAATGAAACCATTTTGCCTAGTGGGCGAGTTACATCGTGCTGAAGAACTAGCTTGATGTTTTTAGCCATAGTGATTGAATCTTCTTTGAACATAGTGCGGCCAGCGGATGTGCTGCCTTCAGCATTCCATGAAACGATGCGACCAGCGATTATGCGAGATTCTGTATCTGCCGCCGTAATCGCGTATGGCATGGTTATCTTCATGAGTTCTCCTTATTGTCGATCAGGTCTTCTTCTTCGCGGATTTGTTCAACGCTCATAGCGCCGATTCGATTTAAGATTTCATAGACTTGGGCGCGAGCAAGTGCATCTGAACGCAAGAACTCATCGAGCGAGAAGCGAATAGATCCAGTTGAAGGGCAGAAGTCCGGCATTGATAGGCGCTGTTCAATAGCAGCAAGAATTGGCTTCATTGAGAAGTCGATAAGCGAACGGCGCTCTGAAACGCTGTTGCTGTAGGTCATGCTCGTAGTCTCAGCACTTACGAAATAGGCAGGTAGGTTGCAAGCGCGAGCCAATTCCAGCGCGACATATTGGCGAGCCTCATTTAGTTGTAACTTGGCAGGATCGATGCCCAGCGCTTGCAATTCAACATCCGCATTAAGAAACGCGGTTGATTTAGTAAGGCGAGCGGTGCGCCATGATTCTAGAAGTTTAGAAATGCGTTCTGCTGGAAGATTTGTACCGTTAGATTTTAGAACCTGGAGTGGTACTGGCTCTTTAGCAAAAGTTTCGGCGGCTTGCTCGAGCGCGTGTGCTGCTCGGATAGTGCGCCCTGCACGATTCAACACGCCTTCATCAAGTCCGTAAAATACAACGAGAGAACCCACGCCTTGAGTTGGAACTACTGAACCATCGACTTGGTAGCCAACAATTTCTGTTTGTAAATGATTAAGTTTTGTAGTTACGCGATCTGGTGCAACGCGAGTCCATGCGCGAACGCGGCCTGTGTCTCCATATTGTTCTAAAACTTGTCCATAGCCAACGCCATGAAATAAAAGATCTTCTGCAAGCCATGCGTAAATAGCAGAACCCGGTACTCGAGGATCTGGTTGGTTAATTACTGCTGGAGTTCCCATGTGAGAACCATCGAGCTTCGAATACTGCTCAAGTGGTAGCGCTGCAAGTGTTGAGCAGATGATGTTACGCGCTCTAGCAATAGTTGGAATTGCCATTGCTTGCTGACGGCTTGCTACGGATTGAGTAAATACGAAAGGATTAAAAGATGCTGTGTTGTTAAACGGTGCAGGTGTCGAAGCCGCATCAACTGTGATTTCGGTTGTTGGCTTAGGCGTTGTAAATAAGTCCCTGATTCCCATTGGACATATTATACGCTATTGGGTAGACATTACCCTATTTGAATGTCCACTTCAGATTCTCCGCGTGTTGCGAAGTGAGTAACCATTGCCGATGCAACTGCTCCGCAAACTATGCCGCTTTGCTTTCGACCCATAACCCAGCCGCCATCGCCTCGAGTTAATTTAACGGCCGATAGAACTTGCTTGGTTAATTCTTCTTGATCCGCATGAGCAAGGCGCATCGATGAAACCGCCGAAACGAACTCATCGCAACTCTGTTGATATTCCTGTGAGTTAACTTCATGGATTGGGATTCCTGCTGGAGCCAATCTGGCCGCAACTGCTGAGGCTGTCGACTTTGAGTAAGCAACGGCATTAACTGGGAACTTGCGAACCCAATAAGCAATATCGTTGGCCATTTCAAGATCATCAAGATTGACCGGGTTGAACCAGGTATGAAGAAGGCTAACCATGAAGCGGTTGCCTTCAATCCTTTGACCTGCAACTAGCGAAGCATGTTTTCTGTCTGGGCTGAGATCGATGGCCATCCAAGTATCCTTTTCGACATCGAGTTGAGGCAGATCATCGGCCTTGCACTTTTTCCATTCAGCTTCTGAAATCACAGGATTTATCATCGAAACGAATTGACACAATATCTCGGTGCGGAAAATATCTTCTCGGTCTGACAGGCTGTCCTTGATGTTGTCTTCATGAACCGTATGGCCTAAAGATGGATTGCTTTGATACCAGGCTTCTTTATCTGTGATCTCGGCTCCTGGCTCGGCACTCCATTCGAACCAGCCAATAGAATCATCGGCTCCTTCACTAGCTGCTAAACCTCGCTCCCTAAATTTATGCAGCAGAACTGAATTAGCATGGCCAGCATTGGAATAAACATAGGCTTGAGGATTTGGGTTAGACATCTGAGTAAATCGCATCGATGACCAGACATCTTCTGTATCGAACTCTCGCAACTCGTCAATATGAATAACATCTGGAGCAGCAATACCTCGAGCGGCTGAATTGCCTGCTCTGATTAAATACCGGGCTTTGTTCTTGAAACGAATCTCTTGGGATCCCTTGGATTCATACTTCTTGGCGAAGTTATCCATAAGCATCTGAGAGTTGTCGATGATCTCGCTGACCTTAAAAAAGATTTCGCTCGATGTAGTTAACTTGTGAGCAGTAGCCAAGTGCATCTTCTCACCTAGAACATAGATTCCGAAAAGGATTCGAAGCGCCATGAATGTAGATTTACCTTGTTGTCTGGGAAGCATGATTCCGATTAGTGGATGCGCCCAGCGCCCATCGGCCTTATAGCGCAAGCAATCTCTAGCCAGTTGTTCCTGCCATGGGAGCAATGGGAATCCGATATCGATGCAGAACTGGATCATCTCATCGCCTCTAGTAGGCAGATCGAGCGGCTTTGAGCGGATTCTAGGGGTTTGTGAGCCATGTCTGACTTCTGTTACCCCTACCTCAACCGATTGCAGCCTTTCTAAGCCTTCTTCAGCCGTCATGACTGGTTCTCATCCGATTCAAGCCGATAGTGGCTGTTTGAGTCGTTTTTGGGGTAAAAAGAAACAGGAAGGGTCGGGGGTGTCTTTGCCCTATCAAAAAACCTACCCCCCTTAGCAGAATTGCAA